CCCCCCGTAGGGGGGGGGATTTCATAGATATTGGATTAAACGCAGAAGCCGAAGGACACGCCACCGGAGTAGTTGGCGTAGCCATCGTTGGCGTTTCCCGAACTGTCCACACCGCAGAAATCGTTGGTGTTGCCGCTACGAGGCGAACGCTCCCACCAGGTGTTCGCAGAACCATTGACCTTCTTAATTCTGGTGTTCCCGGCCTTATACCAATCGTACTGCGTACCCTCACCGGCAACCGAGTAAGTGGTCGTACCGAAAATCTCAATCTCGGCCAGCAGAAACAGGTCATCATTGGTGGTCTGTGTACCGCTGGAACTTCCTCCACCGGTGCCGGACTTCTTCTTGACGGTCTTGATAGCAGAACGAAGATCAGCAGGAAGTTGGCTCTTATAGGTGGACATTCTGGTTCTCATAGCAGAGCCGTTCCAACCTCCGGTGTTCGTATTGGAACTGTTCATTTGCTGGGTCTGATTAAGGCAGTCTACAAGCTGGAAGGTCATAGCCGCCTTGCCACCGGACACTTTATCGTCATGGTTGAAACCGATAATCTGCACCTCGTAATTGGTGCCGCCGATGTTTACAGTCTTTGTATCTCCCACCTTGAAGAACTGCTCCGCCATACCCAAACGGCCACAAACATCAATATCATCCCAATCGGTATCGTTCAGGCTGTCCCCGATCTCGAAGGGATAAACATAAACGATGCCAATGACTTCCAGCGTCCATTGCCTCGATTTGGGGGAACTATCAAAGGTGTACTGAATAGTCCACTCACCCAGCTCGGCAGGGTAGAGAACCGCTTCACCACCGGACACCTGAGCGGTCAGGACTTTACCTCCCTTACTCATTGTGACCTGAGTTCCGTTGTCTGCAATCACATGAACCTCAGCCGGAGAACCCTTCTGGCTCAGAGCATACAAAGCGTCATTCACCGTAGGGTCAGACTGGCTCAGTTCCAGAGCGGCCTTTGTGGTATCGCTCAGGAGATTGGCTTTATTCAGAGCGGTGCCAACTTCATTACACCCGGCGTTTGCTCCGGTGGTGTCAGTATTCAACTGCACATCGAGATAGCCCTGTCCGGCAAGAAGCTGTTCCCGCCATGCCTCAAAGGTTTCGGGCATATCGGAAGGGGCCTTGATGATACTGGACTTTCCGTTGCCCTTGATGCTGGTGTCTTTCATACTGTACCTCCTATTGTCCACAGTACATCGTCCCGGAATAGCGGAACGCTGCGGTTGTCTGTGTAATTCGCTGGTCAATCATCCAAAGCAAAAGCTCCATGTCATTTGCCGTCTGATAGGTCAACTTATCAAGAGAGTTCGGCACAGACGGAGCATCGTCTGGCAGAGAGAGTTTTGCCCTTAATTTTGTCAGACAGCTCAGAAGATTGCTCACCTGGCTTTGTGTCGGGGTATCGCCCATGACCCAATCCACCTTCGGAATAATGGAGCTGTCGTGAATGTCCAGCTCTTTCATTCGCTCCACCAGATAGGCGACTGCCTCTCCCAGCCGGTTGAAGTCTGTGTAGTTATAGGCACCTTTCATCCCGGCCAGGTATTCGGCTTTTTCCTCAGCGGAGAGGGCCGCAAGCCCTCCCGTGAGGATTTTGTTCTTTAGGGTATAAACCCGGTCTACATCGGCCTGTGTGCGGTTGTAGACAAGCTCATTGATAATACTCATATCAAGCCTTTCACCTTCATCTTTCCGCTCAGAGAGCCGTTAAAGGAGATTTCATCCACCAAGATCAGAGCGTCCATTTCATCGGTGTACCGGGTTTGTAGACCGATAATGTCGCCAACCTCCATTTCCGGGTTTCCACGGTAATCTGCGTCATAGGTGTTCCGCATTTGCAGATAATTCTTCACATGGTTTGCCAAAGCGAGGCACATACTGTCATTGGTGATTAAGGGGTTTTCCTCCTTGTCCACTTCTCCGGTGAGAGCCACGGGGTAGGAAACGACCACCGAGTTCTCCTGCAAAGTCCGTCCGGTAATGGTCACGGTTTTGGTGCCGGAGGATAACACCAAGTCCGCAGCTCTGGCGTAAATGTTGGAAGATACCAGTGTTCCGCCAGACACATTGATTTGAATATCTTGTGCAAGACCAGAGAACTCAACATGAAGTTCAGTTTCGGTGGTCGTTTCCTCATAGAGATTTGTGGTGCTGTCGCTGGCGGCATAAGAGTACCGGGCCACGGTAACGGCTTTCAGCTCGTCAATTTTGGAGATCGCCTGACTATTCTCTGCGATAGAAGAGAAATCCAAGGTGAAGTCCGTTTCCCGGTAATAGACCTTACTGACCCTCATTCTCCGATAAGGGAGGCCACCCAGGAAGGACACTTCAATTTTGGTGCAATCAATCGCCAGAGAGGAAGATACAAACACCTCCACGGAATTGACCGGAACCGTCTGTGTGTCCAGTAGAACAGCGTCCTTGTAATATTTTACCTGAATAGAGGTGGGGTACTCGTCCATGGGCGTATCAAAGCGGATAGCGACCACAGGGAGGTCATGGGACACATCAAAGGTTCTGGTAAAGACCGGAGCCGTTGTGAATGTCCCTTCCGCATTGGTCATGGCTTCACTGATATACCCTCTCCCATTAGGGTCATCATCGGGGATAATCACCTGATTGCCGCCGTCCAGCGTCCACCGGTTCAATTCAAATACGGCGTAGGTGTTCTCGCTGGTATTGCCCTTGTCCACCGTTTCCCACTCGCTGTACCAGAGATGGCCGTTATCGGCCCACTGACCGCTGTAAATGCCCGTCACGGTCACACCGAAGGGTTTGATATGGATGATGTTGTCATCGTCCGTAAACAGGCGGCAACGGGCCGCATGAGCGATTAACTGCAAGCAGTTCATGTGCGTGTCGATGGGAAGAGCCGCCGTGGTGAACATCTGCTTCAAGCTCTCGTCAATCTCCCAAGGGTGCGTACCCTGTTCCGTTAGGGTCAAATCAGCGTCCAGCAAGACTTCCTCCGCCATGGCAAACAGGTTTTTAGAACCGAGCTTACTTTTGTAGAAAGTCTTTGTCAGGCTCCCAATCAGGCCGGTTCCGTTGAAGGTTGTCTGGTTGTCTTTGGTGGTAGGTTTACCGTTCAGCACATACTTGTCAGATTTAATCCATTCCACGGAGCCGTCCGGCAGCTCATAGCCGAATTGGATTTCAATGGGAGAGTTCTTATCCACATAAGCGTAGATGCCAGCCGGATTATCGGGGTCATAATTGTGTTCGTAGTCAATGATGGTGAACTCCATCGTTTCGGTAGGCAGTCTGCGGCTTAGAGGGTCAACATCATGCTTTTGCTGAGTGGAAACAATATCTTTGTTCACAAACTGCTTGTTTAGGCCGTACAGAACCTCTTCCAGCCGGGGCCTACTGTACGGTAGAGCCATATCGAAGGTAATAGTCACCTTATCCACTTGGGCCGCTCTCGTATTTACTACGGCCTCTACGCCGGTCACAGGCACCACCTGGGTATCGACCAGAGCATTGCTCAGGTAAAACCTTGCGGTGATCTGCAAAGGCCATTCCTGATACCTGGTATCAAAGGTTAGAGTTAGACCGGGGAAGGTGTGAGGGGTGGAGAACTGTCGAGTAATGACTGCCGGGGTACTGAACGCTCCCTCTGCGTCACTCATGTGGCTGGACGCAAACCCGTCTTGCACCGTTCCGCTTGAGGGAAGGAGAAGAGCCTTGCCGTCCAATGCCCACCGGTTCAATTCCAAAACAGCATAAGGGCTTCCGTACTGATAGGGATAATCCACCGTTTCAAATTCAGAAAAAGGCAGCTCCCCATTGCTTACCCACTCACCGTCTGTTGCGGCTGTCGTGTCCACATTCCCGAAGGTGATACGGACATAGGAGCGGTTGCGAAGGAGGCCACGCATACTCAACTTGTAAGCGTTACTTACAGATTTCATATCGGCCCTCCTTACAACGGCTCTCCGCAGTCAATGAGATTAACTTTACAGTTAATGTAATCAATGGGAAGCTGCGTTTCCGGGTCAAGATGGAACGGCTCTGCCGTCCTGTCACCGGGGTACATCTTCCGGGTAGTCCATGTGTTGTTCACCATATCCGGGTAAGTGACCATCACATAGAAATTCTTAAATTCTTGCAACAGGCTCGCCCATTGTTCCGCAGTCAGATAAGCCCATTCCAAATTGTCAATTTTCTGCTGTTCACGGCCTACCACCTGTCCCACCACCACAGCGTTTGCATTTCGGGCAGAGTCTACGATGGTAGCGGCCATGAGGTTAAGCCCCCTGCGGGGGCAAGGATATTCATGACCATTGATCTTGATAAAAGCTGCCATATCCTTACCCCCTTAGTAGGCGTTAGCAAAGGCACCACTGTTCACTCGGACACCTCTGCTCCGGTTGTACCGGTCATAAGACCGGCCAATTACATCGTCACCGATGGACACAGACAAATCCTTCTCCTCGATGATATTCATGAGTGCATAGATAGCGGCGATTACACCATCGTTTGCAACGGACACGCCAGCGGAAATGCCCTCAACAATTTGGTCATTGTTGGCAACGGCAGTACGCCGTCCCATGGCACCTACCATCTCAGCTCCGGCCTCTCTCGCAATGAAGAGCTGCCCTTCATCCACGAAACCGCCCTCAGCCATGTACTGAATACGGTCTACGCTGATTTCACTGAAATAACTCAGGCTGATACCGGTGAATTTCGATACCTTGTTGATCTGACGGATAACATTGTTGAGCGACCGGATGGCGTTGTTCATGCCCCTTTCCATTGCAGTCAGAGTAGCGTTCCATTGAGTGATAGCGGTATTGGTCATGCCTCTCCACATAGAACTCCATCCCTTCGGGAAGGTGGTCGTGAAGCTGTCCATGCCGATTGTCATTTGAGTCTGGAAGTCCGTGAAGCCAAGGAGCGTATTCGTGCGGAAGGTGGTAAAGTCCGTATTCATGGTGTTCAAGCCGGTCTGCCACTTCTGCACAACCCCGTCCACCAGCGTATTGAAATTGGTGTCAAGGGTGGTCTTCATCTGCTCCACATTGGCCTGAATGAGCGGCATTTTGTTCGTCATACCGGTAGAGAAGCCAGTCACAAGCTGCTCACCGCAGACTTGCAGATTGGTAAAAATACCGGTTGCCAGATTTGTCGTACCGTTTTCCTGCGTCAGAATACCAAGCTGCTCCATAAGAGCGGCATACTGCGTCAGCAGGATTACAGCGGTTTGCAGTTCCGGGTTAGCAAGCCGAAGCTCGTCATTCAGGGTTTTGGTGTCCGTATAAATGTCATTCACATCGTCAGCAAAGTCACCAATGGGATTGCCAGCAAAGAGCTTCTGGAACCCACTCACAATGCTATCCCAGGTGATACCGCCCATGGAGTCAGTATAAGAACTGATCTCCCCAGCAAAGTCAGACATGAAGTCCACGAAATCGGACATATCATCGGTGAGCTGCGGAAGAGTACCGTTCAACTCCCGAAGAGAAGGGGCAAGGTTGTTGTTCAGTTCGTCCGCAACAGACCGTAGGCTTTCCACCAGGCCGATACAAGCCAGGGCCATTTCCGCCAGAATACCGGCTCCCAAGGCGATTGCCGCAGGAAGCAGACCAGCCGTACCGATAGTGATTGCGCCGAGAGCGGCGGTTGCCGCACCTACACCGACCAGAAGGCCGGTGCCTACTCCAATGGCGGTAGCAATCTCTTCACCATTGTCCAGAACCGGCTGCCATGCCTGACCAATCTCGTCAAGTCCCTTTCCTACGGCCCAAATTTCCACCAGGAATAGGCCGGTAGCTACACCGAGTTCCAGCAGGATAGCGGTGCCGATACCGATATTCACGGCAATGGTTGTACCCCCGGTTCCCAGGGCGTATGCGGCCAAACCGACTGCTCCCAAGATACCGGCTCCAATACCGATAGCGGTTGCCACAGTAGTTCCGTTCTCAATGACAGGCTCCCACGCCTTGCCCACTTCCTCTAACTCATGCCCCATGATGGCGATTGCGCCAACTACGATAATTGCGGCAGCAGAAACCTCAGCGACAATTCCGACCACCAGACCCAGGTTCTTTGCCAGAGAAGTCAGCTTCGGAGAGAGGCTGGTGCTTACAGTGGTGTCAATCGTCTGTGTGGCGGTAGTGAGCGTGTTCATGGCGGTAGTAGCTTTGCCCAGGTTGGAGATACCCTTTAGCTTGGAGAATACATCAAGAGCGACCACCAAGCCTCCCAGGATTTCCAAGCCACCGATAATCAGCGTCACTTTATCTACGCCGCTCCAATCGCCTTGCTTGATAGCCTCCCAATTTGTAGCGATCTCACGGATGATGGTGGTAAAGCCCTGAATGGCTACACTCCATGCCGCCAGTTTAATGTTCCCTGTGAACACGCCGATGCCAATGGCGATATTGGTCAGCCCACGGATGACGGTCAGGGCATTTTCCGCATTGACCCCGTTTTCTGCAATATCACTGATAGCAATGACGATTTCTCCGATACCTTGCACGACTTTCAGCGCACCGCCGACCTTCAAGCCTCCGAGCATAATCAGAGCGTCCCCCACCATACCGGCAAAGGAACTAATCATTCCGGCGACATTCTGGAAGGTAGGGCCGTTGTCCAGAAAATCTTTCAGATACCGTTCAAATTCCTTCAAATCAGCGAGGAACATAGCCAGTCCGAGAACCTTGAAGTCCAGCTTGAAGGTGAAGTTCTTGGAGTTCAGTTCTTTCAGCAATTTCAAAGCCGTCAAGAAATCCTTAGCGACCTTCCATGCCAAAATACCCGCCGCAATACTGGTCACAGTGGCGAGAACATCTTTCAGATTTTCTTTCAGCTCGTCAACCTGAGAATTGATATTCTCAAAAATGCTTTCGTCCCACAGTTTGCCAATGTCAAATTCGCCGTCATAGCCTCCACCAGAAACACCGGCACCGGCTCCGCTGCTCCCCTGGTCAGGGTTAAAAACATTCAGTTCATCAAAACCAGCGGTGTACTGTTTCAGCTTCTTTGCGGCACCGGCAGCGTCATCGAGATTGTCAGCCATATCACCGGCTGCGGTGGCACCAGAACTGACACCGAAATCTACCGGCTTCAAGTCAATGCCGAAGAGTTGCGCCAGGGCCGCAATCGCTTCCCCAATCAGCTCAACAAAGGCTTGCACATAGGGTAAAACCTTCACCAGAGCGGGAAGAAGGAAAGACCCAAAAGCCTGGGAAAGAGAAGTGAGCTGCTGGCGCAGGGTTCTCATAAGACCTTCTGCGGTAGTCATCTCACGGGCATAAGTGCCAATCAAATCCTGCGCCTTAGCCTGGTCGATCAGGGTAAGATAGCGTAGATAAGACTTCAATTCCTCGCTTGCGCTCTGAGTGCTGTACGCAATACCGTAATTCGCCGCCGTGATCTTCAACTGAGAGTCTACGATGGTAAAGCCAGCTCTACGGATAGGTTCAACCTCACCGGCAATAGCCGAGCGGACAGCAACGGCAGCGTCTTCAAAACTCTTATAAATGTCGTTGTAACCGGCCCAAATGTCATAGGTCAGTTCCGTATAGTTCATAGCCATGGCCGCTGCGTCCTTCTGAGCGACACCGAAACCCCTTAACATCGTGCCATAAATAGACGCATACTGCATGAACTGCTGGACATTGATCTGCAATTCAGAATTGAGCCGCTGTATCCATTTGTAGTTTTCTTCCGCCTCTTCGCCAAAGGCTCGGCCAAACCGGTACATGATACCTTCCCATTCGGAAGCCTGATACATATACTCGGCAAGTGCCGTACCAATCCGCTTCGAGGCATAAAGCACCGTAGAAATTTTGATACCAGCGAGGGCGTTAGACCACGCCTTAGTGCCGGTAGTTGCCCGGTTCACGGAATTGTTATACCGGTCTGTGCTGGACACCAATCTTTGGATTTTGGAAGGAAAGGCGGAAAATCCATTGGAAACCTTCTGCATTTCATCTGCAAAAGGCTTCATAGCGGCAGCAAGTTCCTTCATTTGCCGGGTAAACTTGTCAATGTCCGCCTTTTCCAGCTCGTCAATCAGGTCAGGGAGTTTTCCAAGCTGATTGATGAAGGAAGTCATATTGGCTCTTCCAAGCTCAGACAGAGGGCGTAAACCGTCCACAAGGGTTCTGATTTTGTCCCCGTCCGTCCACCTGACATTTTTCAGGGCAGCGTTGAGGGCGTTTAACTGATTGGGAATAGAGCTGGAAATTTTGACCCCTCTGACTTGTTCCAATGCTCTTAGGCCGGAGGCAATCTGTGTCAGCTTCCGGGACATATCACCGCTGTTCAGGCCGGAAAGAGCGTTCTTCAATTCCCGAATACTCTTACTGGTGCTGTCAAGTCCCTTGACGCTATTGTTGGTCACGGACTTCAACCCGCTCAGGGCCTTTTTCAGATTTTCAAGCCCGGTTACGGCTCCTGCGCTGTTCTCCTGGATTTGAAATTCCAAGCCCTGAATTTCCACATTATCAGCCATTTACGCCACCACCTTTCTCCTGAAATTTCTTGTTAAACGACACAGCCAATGCCTGAAAATAGGCTTTTGCTTTTTCGTCCTGCTTTTCCTGTCTGGTTTGTTCTTTTTTCTCCTTCTGCATGGTGTCCAATGCAAACGGCTGATTGGGATAAGGTACAGCCTTTGTACCTTTTTTCGCAAAAGCTCGAAGAATGGGAGCCAGATTACCAATCGCCTGATAGACATACATTCCCTGCAACCATGCGTCTTGGTTTTTCAAATCCTGCCGGATTTTTGCTGCTTTCCGGTAATATTTGACCAGCTCACAATCCCCGTCCCAATATTGTTCGGCAGTCATGCCGATTGCCAGATAGAAGGGGAACACTTCATAAAATTTTTCTGTGTAAGCGAAACGGGGAGCGGGGCGAACTACGCCACCGCCCCCTCGTTCATCGGACTGCAACCCGCTTACCAGTTGGCAGTCCAGTCCATGTTTCCCTCGCCGTCCTCATTAGGAACAGGCTCTTCCATGAGGGACAGAATGGGTTCGTTATACATCTCCACCAGCTTCGGCAGAAGCTCGTCTTTCCGGGGCAGACGGGCATAGATACGGTCAATGACCTCTCTCTTCACGAAGCGGTGCCGAGCGATAAACGCACCGGCAAACAGGGCCGGAAGCATGGTCATGGGCTTGCGGTCAACTTCCTCCGCAATGAAGCCCTGCTTCTCCATGATCTCAACGGTCTTGCGGGTATATTCCAGCGTATAGCTCTCGCCGGAAACGGGGTCTTTGATTGTCAGCGTCTTAGCCATGATAAATCCTCCTTATCATTTAGGCCGGTTGATGATTACTCAGCGGAAAAGGTGATGGGGGTGGAAGGAGCAATGGAAATACTCATATCCACAACCTCGTTCACGCCGCCGCCCACGGGAAACACAGAGAGCTGTCCTTTGAAGGAGAACTTTCCGTTGGAGCCGTCCGGGGTAACAGAACCAGCATCACCGGTTCCGCCAAACCAGACAGCATACTCTTCCTCTTTGCCCTCAAGAGCTTTGAGGGTCTGGAAGTCAGTCATATCGTAATTGGCCGTAAAGGTCAGGCCATCGAGGGACTGAATACCGGCGATATAGGTCTGCATATTGTCAGACAGAGTGGTGGTTTCCAGCATCTCAGGTTCGCCGCCCAGGTCGGGGAACTCCTTAATATCCACCAACTTCTCGTAGGTAGAAGTGCTTTTCTTCATCAGAAAAACCTTATAAGTGGAAATTGCCATGTTCTTACCTCCTATACAGATTTGTACCGTCTGTTTCTGCTCGATAACGGGCCACGAGGCGGTAAATACTTGCGTTCTCTAAATTCGGGATGGGGGACAGGGAAATGCGAGTGAAATTGCGCTGGTACATGAGATCGTCAATAATCTTCATAATGCTCCGGCATTGACTCTTCTTGCTGGTGGATTTGTTGGAATAGACATTTACCTCATACATCAGCGTTGCAAACTGTTCTTTGTCGCTGGTACTGAGGTGTTCCAGAGTAGGGTAATTGTCCTGCTCCACGATGCTCACATGGGGAAAAGCGGATGGGGCTTTCACATACTCTCCGCTCACATCAATGCCGGGAAAGGCTTCCCGGAGGGCAACCGCAATCGGTGTGTAGATTTGACTCTCCACATCAATCATCGAAATACCTCCTTTGCCAGTCCGGGCAAGATACCCTCCAAGTGTTTCACGGTTTCATACATGGACATATTGGCCGGATTACCCTGAGTAATGACTACTTCCTTCCCGTCCTTTTTGGTGTGAACAACACCATTCGTACCGGGTTCCCCATAGTAGCCCCAGGACGGCTGCTTACCGTGACCGGCTCCATATTCTCCACGGCGCATACCATGTTCTGCGGCTTCCGGGTGGTTATCCGGGTAAGTCACGCCGGTGCCGAACTCAATGAAGAGTACCGATGCTCCAACAGCGACCACGGCCCGGACTCCGGCCCCTCTCTGTTCCACAGACACAGACACATCATTGGTGCCGTCATACTCCGCCTTTGCGAAGTTGGCAGAGGCTACCGATAGACCTTCCTGCGCCAATCTGTCCAGCAGAACACTTGTCTTTGTCTTCAACCAGTTTTGATACCGCTCAATCTCTCGAATAGCGTTATCAATACCAGCCACGGACAGGGGTACTTTAATCGTCTTCACGATACTGTCACCTTACTCACAGCGTAGGAGATGGAATTAAGGCTCCTTGCGACACGCTTCACGATGTAGTCAAAAAGAGGATTTCCGTCATCGTCATACTCAGGCGATTTATCAATGAACAATACGGTATTTTCATCAATCGGACAGGTAAGGTCATCCGTGACAATCACCTTGTCATAGGAGATGAAATTACCAAACTGTTCCACCTGGGCAGAGCCGGTTGCGGCAGAAACATTGTCCCGCCTCTTCACGGCCTCCTTGTAGACCACACGGGTATCACCCGTTTCGTGACCCTCTTCATCCTTTACCGGCTCTTTTCTGTCATACAGCAGATACCAGTAAGCGGATTTATTTCGCTCCATGACCCTCATACCACCGGTTCCTCCCTGATAAGACTGGCGCAGGGAACAATCTCACGCAGGAGTGTAGGCGGCACATCTCCATCCTCATAAGAGCGGGAAATACCGTTCTCGCTGTGTGCTGTTTCCCCCTCAGCCCCACGCTTGTTCACCAGATAAGCGGCGATCTCCACCTGATTGTAGGCATATCGGTCAGGTACCTCAGTCACGGTGCTATTGAAGGGATAAGCCCGTTTCAGGACTTTATTACCAGCGATAGAAAGGTAGGTGGAAAGTACACTCTCGTTCTCTTCGCCGGTCATAGCTTTCAGCATGGTCAGCTTTTCAGCATCGGTCATGACTTTTCACCTACCTTTCCTCAAATTAGCCGCCAGCGACTTCCTTGGTGTTCACAGGATTGGACTCGTCATTGGCAATGAACACGCTCCGGCTGTACTTAGGAGCGGTGAAGCTCTGAGCAATGCCGGTGAACTTGCCGTGATACCACTCAGGGCCATGGTCAAGACCAATCTGACCGAAGAGCTGATACTTCTCACCGGCACCGGTCTTCGCCAGAGGCTCCAGGAAGAAGTTGCCCTTACCGGGAACAGGCTGGTACACGGGAGCGATCACATTCAGGTTCAGCAGCAGAGCCGTACCAGCGGGAAGACACTCGCCCAGGTACAGGTACACCACGCCGATGGGAGTGACCACGCTGGACAGGGCGATACCGTTAATCTCACGGGCAGCGGGAACCACAGTCAGGCCGTTCTGAACAGCGTCAGCATTGACCTGGAACAGCGTGGTAGCATCACACCACAGGCACAGACCATCGGTAGGAGCATTGGCCCCGTAAATCTTCTTCACCATGTCGGCAATGTCCCACAGGCCGAGAGGCTTGCTGGACATATTCTTGGTGTTGGTGGTAATCGCCTCCACCAGTCCACGGGTCTTGTTGATAGTGGCATCAGAAGTAGCCTTATTGAAAGTTCCCTGGATAAAGGTAAACTCAATGTCCCGGTTGACCTTCTGCATCTTTGCCGCCACCTGGAAGTCCAGCTCATTGATGGGGTTAGCCTGCTGGTTGGCGACATTCAGACCGGACAGGGTTCCCATGTTGGACTGCTTGGCATAGGAGATGCCCACAGCCTCCATGAAAATCTGAGTTACATTGGTCTTCTGAGTGCGAGTAATCACACTCGCTTCCGGTGCCGTCAGAGAGTCATTTTCACTGATAGCAGGCTGTGCGCCGCCGCCAGTGGTGTACTCCTGACCGGTCACGAACTCAACATGATTGGTGGTCTTGGCCCTGCCGCCGATGATGGAAGACAGGGGGCACCGGGTATTGCCCTTATTGAAGAGCATACCGGAGTAATTCAGTACCCCGAAACTGGTAGCCAGAGTATCGGACATAAATCAATCTCTCCTTTACTGGTTATTCGCCCTGGGCCTCGGCCTCAGCCTGGGCTTTCAGGCGTGTGTAGTAGGCGACAGCGGTAATATCACCGTTCTTCTGCGCCTCTTCGATTTTCTTGCCGTAATCTACGGCCCCCTCAGTACCAGAGCCAGAACCGGCACCAGCACCGGGCTTAGGGGTCTTCTTGATTGCGTCAGCTTTGACCTTTTTCGCATACTCTTCGAGGAACTTGCTCTGATTGGCAAAGACCTTAGCACTATCGCCGTCAGCCAGGGCCTTAGCGGTTTCCTCAGCCAGAGCCTCGTCATAGCCCTGGGCTACAAACTTGGCCTTGTACTCAGAAACGGTCTTACCCTTACGGAGATCAGCAAGCTCCTGTTCCATCTGAGCCAGCTTATCAGCGTCCTCCTGCTTCTTCTTTTCCTCTTCGGAAAGAAGAGCGTTGTGCTTCCGCTTCCACTCAGCGGCCTCGGAATTGGCCTTGGAAAGAGCGTTTTTCTGCTTTTCCAGCTCTGCGGCGTTATCCTCGTACTCAAACCCTTCCAGAGCGGCCAACTTCTGCTCAGGGGTCATGTTTGCATACCCCTCGATCTTACTGGTGTCAATCTTTGCCATAACAAATACCTCCTGCGTTTAACAAGGCTGTTCACTCAGCACTGATTTCTGTTTTTGGTAGGGTTTTCTCCCCTTGCGATTAAGGTCTTCCCTGACCATTCAAAGCCTTGCGGCCTTAAAACCAAAAGAAAAAGGGCTACCGGCAAAAGCGTTTCCGCTCTTACCGATAGCCCGTAATGGCTGTTACCGTCATCTCTCTATGACGGCCTCATATTTCTTTTTACTGGCGGTTTCCCAAACTACCACTTTGCCGTTTCTTACGGCAATCTCTACTCCCTTGCCACGGGAGAGGATTTCATTGATCTCCTGAACTGCCTTTGCCGTCAGGTTCACTACCGGGTTCATTCCCTTCACCCTCCCCATTATTCTGCTGCTTGGCGGCAAGTTCCGCCGCCTTTTTCTCCTGCTCTTCCGCATACTCCATGCTCATTTTGTAAGCAACCTGGGGGTCAGAGAACATTCCGCAATGGATAAAGGCCAAAACCGGAGCAATTTTAGGATTGTTCAGCATGGTAATCAGAACATTAGCCTTTTCCGAAATATTCTCATAATTGCGGCGAGTGAAGCGAATTTCAATGGCGGAGAGCTTCAAGCTCAAGTCGCTCAGGTTGTCGCAGATACGAAGAAGGATTTTCAGAAATTCTTTCTCCGACTTCTTGAACATCAATTCGCTGTCCTTGGCTCTCGCCTCTGCCGCAGACCAGCCATCCCGCATGATAACGGCGGAACCGGTATCACTGGTGGAAGAACCACCATTTCGGTTCGGCATACCGCAGATCGTGAGAACCGTATTATACATACTGTCCACAAGGGTCTGCGTTTGCGTCTGGTTCAACTCGGCAGTCAGGTACTCAATTTCGGCTTTGAACTGCGGGTCAATATCCTTGTACTTGATTGCGCCCTCTTCTCGCAGCTCACGATAATCCGAAGAAGAAATATCGACATTGTGGAAAAGCATAAGGGCCTGAACAAACTGCTCCACACCATCCAAGCGGTTGGACTCTACATTGTTGATTGCGTCCAGAAGAGGGAGGACGATTTCAAAAGCACCCAAACGAGCTTTATTCGCCGGGTACTCAATGATGGGAATACCCAAATACTGTTCCTCGCTCCGCCTGATTGCCCAAGTGTTTTCCACCTCATAATAGTGGTCAGAGGTATAGCAGCTAAAAATCAAAACCCCATCGTCTTTCAGGATATATTGAACACCCATCATAGCGGGATTTCCCAGGGCCGTAGAGTAAACCACGAAGGAGAAACGAGGGTCGAGCGTAAAAATCTCGAACGGAGCCTCGTCTTCTTCCACATCGGCCATACCATCAGGAAGAACCATGCGGTAGGAAGTGCCGCAAATGTGCGACCAATCAGCCAGCTCCTTGTCCTTTGCGGCCTTGTCCTCAGACAGAGCATAATCGTTGAGCTGCGTGATTTTCTTGGCAATTTCCTCGTCATCTCCACGGCTGACATACTGGACAGGCTCACCCATCAGATAACCGACCTTGAAAGATACGATTTCATTTGCCCGGTTCTCAACGACCTTGTTATTGATTTCAGGCCGAACTTCCTTCTGCCGGTAAAGAACAGGCTGATCTCCCTTGTAATACCGGTACAGATAGTTAATATCCGCCTGGTTCATGAGATGAATGAACAGGGCCTTTTGCAGAACATCAATGATGTTATTGTCATTGATTTCGGCCACATCGGTATAAATCACCCTGCGGCCAAATAACGCTCTGGCTCCCATTCATGTCACCTCCTATCAAAAGCCATTTTATCATCTTTCATGATAGCATAATATCCAATGCTTGTCAACGAATAACTCTTAATAATACCATTGGAGAACACGGTTTTCAACAAGGACGCTTGAAGATTTCGATTTTCCCTCCGGCCAGCATACGAATTTCATTTTCCAGAAGAGCCAAAGAGTCAGGTGCGTCATCGTGCGGAACCTTGCCGCTTCTGGTATAAGTGGTCAGCTCCTTCATGAAATTCCAATACTGACTGCCCCGTTTGTAAGTGGACGGGTGCTTGAAATAGAAGTTCTTCTTAATATTGTCGGAAGCAAATTCAATTCGGGTCTGTTTGTTTGAAATCGTCCGCTTTGTTCTGATACCGATAGAGTACCCCTGCTGCCGGATGATTTCTGCTACATCACGAGCGTAATACTGACCGGCATTGTTAGCCTCAAAAGTAGCAGAAGCTACCTTGTTGGAGATCAGACACTTAGCGCACTCCGGCTTTGTCACCTCTGCCGGGGCATCATCAAAGACCACATCGACAATGTAAACCTCGGTGCCATAGATGACGGCCACCGGCAGGGAAGTGGAGTCAGAACCGCTTTCAGCGGTATCGCCTACGGCAATGATAGTGTCCGGTTCCCGGTCAGGCGGCAGTTCAAAGAAATAGTTCAATTCATCCTTGTTGAAGAGAAGCCCTTTGGCCTCAAAAGGCTGTTGCTGGAACTCACTCTCAAACTGTTCAGCGGACAGAAGCTCTCTCTGCTCTCGGAAGTATGCCGTAGTAAAAATCTTCTGGCCCTCCCGCTCGTATTCATAATTGCTCTCGTCCGTGATTAGATCAAGGGCGGGAATTTCGATGGCTCTCCAAGGCCAATTCTCCTGCGCCGCATATTCCTGAACACGCCCAATAGGGTCATAGATGGAATACCGGGTGCCAGTGAACACCATGGGCGTACCCTCAATGGCTCGGCCCATAATATCGCCGGAAATCACTTCCCACTTATCGTCAAGCCGCTGGCGGTTTTTTGCCTCTTCACGGCCCTCAACACAGTCATCCAGGTAAAGCACATTTGTGGCCTCGGACAAACCCACCTGACGGGCATCAATGGAACGACACATGATGGTGGGGAACCGGGACTTGGATTTGAGATTGATGATCTTGGTGTCCGCTCCGGTCTGTACCAGACGGGCATCCGGGAATACATCATAGAACAGGTACTCATTAGGGGTAATCAGGTATTCCAGACACCCATTGTAGAAGCTCTTTACAAGGTCATCACCTGTTCCCTCCATCAGCGTAGAGCGGTCAGGGAACTTTCCAGAGAGCATATTAACAAAATTGATACCTGTTTGCGACTTTCCCGCTCGTTTCGGCATGGATATTGTCAAAAGACGCAGCTTTTTATCAAGAATATCCTGAAACCCCTGTACCATGGGTTTCAAATAATGCCTCCGGGGAGCATAAAACCGCTTTTCTGGCTTCCGGTCAAGCTCAATATAGGTCATAAAAGCGTCAAAATTATGGGGAGCGTCAAACAGGAGGGTTTTGCGCCATGCCTCATAGAAATGCTCTGCCTCTTTCGGGGAAGTACGGCGCAACTGTTTGGCCGAGAGAACCCGTAACTCTTTACTGACCTCATGTGCCGCCTGAAAATCTTCCTCTTCCCACTGACGGCAAAGAGATAACAGGTCAATATAGGCGGTATGATCTTCCGGCTTATTTTCAATATGCCGTTTAATACTGTCTGCCAGCTTCCGATAATCCATAAAATCACCTCAAAAGAAAAAGGGCTACCGGATTTCTCCGATAGCCCGTAATGGCTGTTACTCCCGCCCTTGCGAGAGCCTATTTATTCTTTTCAACGATGGTCTGCAATTTACTTGCCAGATGAAGCCACATTTTTGGGACTCTGTTTGAGATTGCCCCGTTACTCGGAACCGGGCATTGATACCCGGAACCGTCTTTCAAGTGGATTTGCAAAAAGAACCCATCCGGTATTTCATGTACGGTGGTGCTGGACTTTGACCCTGCTGTTATTGCACCGGCTACGACTCCAACCCCTCCGGCAATCGCACCACCCACAATAGCTCTTGTTACTGCTCCGGTCTTCTTAGTCTTAGTATGCGCCTCTCTGACAATGTTTTCAACAATAGCATAGGAGCTTATATCCCGATAAGAGATTAGTTTATCAAAGAACATGATGACCTCATTATCATCACTAAACATGATGTTGGCATTGGGATTATAAATGCTCTTTCTCCAACCTTCTGTCCCAAAGATTTGGCACTTCTCAAACAGCTTTGCAGTTTCCAACTCTTTTCGGGCCAGCTCCACTTCATACGGGTCAGAGTTGCGCTTGGCCGTCAGCTTATCCAGCCTCTTTTTCGCTTTGGCGATATTCTTCTCATTGCTGTAATTGTCATACTGTCCCATGAGGTCACACCACCTTTCTCACCTTTTCATACCATGTAGGTCTGCTGATACCAAGTTGACGGCAAGCATCATTCACTGTAATTAGCCCTTCTCTCTGCTTTTGCATTAGGGCCTTGAATTTATCCAAGTCAATCTCATAAGCAGGACGGCCAAACCCTCTTCCTGTTTTCGCAGACACCTTCCGCCCATCGACAACCGGCATGGCCGCTATCCCCTCGGCTTGACGCTTCCGTATCTTCTTCCGCTCCTGTTCAGCCATGGCTCCCATTACTTCAATCAGAATGTTATTGACCATCTCGCCAATCCAATCCTGTCCACGGAAGTCTATCAGCGTGGTAGGAACATCAAACACTCTTACAATTACACCATGCTCCTTGAACCATTCCAGCTCGGCTTTGATTTCCGCTTTGTTCCGTCCAAACCGGTCTAATTCCTCCACCAGAATTTCATCTCCGGGAACCAGGATGGATTTTAGCTTTAAGTAATGCTCCCGGTTGAAATTCTTTCCGCTTTGTTTATCTGTGAAGATATGGTCATCGTCCAGATCAGGGGCGTAGGCTTTCAGAGCGGCAAGCTGACGGGCAAGGCTCTGGTCTTTGGCTGATACCCGGCCATAGCCATATTTCACTCACCATCACCACCTGACCCCAAGAGAGCGTCCAGGTCATACTTCGGGTCTTCCTTTTGGTCAATCACAATCTGGTCAGCTCTGCGGACTCCCGGCTTCCTTTCCTGAATGACCACCTCATAGCCCAGGGCAGACAGCATTTCAACTGCGCTGTTGAAGGACAGGTTATTGCTTCTAAGCCGGGAACTGATTTCATTGCCACGCTCTTTACCAAGAGCCTTTGCCATGGTCAGAAGAGAAACATTTTTCGCTTTCATCAAATCTCGGATAGCCTTGTTGATATACATGGTAATCACCTCTTGATGACACTATACACTGAATTTATTTTGTTGTCAATAGGAAGTTGAAAATATTTTGTTACTGAATATCTTTTGTAACTGAATTAGTTTAACACTGAATATAGTTTGTTAGGAATAAAGCCTTTTTATTTTTGTGGGAATTTTCGCCACTCACCCCGGCCCGGTGGCGGTGGATATATCCCCCGGCCCCGGTATCAGGCAACCGGCCCCGGCTGCACTCTGAAAAGCACAAAAGAGCCGCCCCGGAATGAACCAGGGCGGCAACTTCATTTATTCAATTTCATCAATTCAATAATTATTTGAACCGGTAAAAGCAAGATCAGCAGAAGAATATACACAGTTACACCGCCTTATACTGTGGTACTCTGATAAATTCATCAAATGCCCACATAACAATATCAGACGGCGCACAACCGGCCACGGCTGCAAGCTCTTTCTTTATACCCTCTTCCGTATCGGCTACAATATAGCAGCTATACCTGTTTACCTCTTCCGGCCCTTCCGGGGTATTCTCTTCATCGTGTATAATCCACTCTGAACCAGTGTTAAAATACATTATTTCAAAAGCGTCCAACGCTTCCCGGCTCCAATCGTCCACGGGGTAAAAAACTTCGTTCCAATCACTTTGGCAACAACCCTGGATAATTCGCCAATCCCATTTACGGCCCGTAACAACGGAAAGAACCTTGCATAGAATATCGTTTTCTTCCCGGCTTCCGGCTTCCGTATAGGCGTTTACAAGCTCTTTCAGGGCGTGAATATCACGGGTACTATATCGGGCCTTGTCAGGCTCCAAAAGGTCATTTATCGCTTGTGTAGCGTTCTTGTAAAAGCTGCTATAATAACCGCCGTTCTTTATATCGTCCAGGGCTTCGGCTAATTCCCCATTTTCCAGGGCATTATATACCCGGTCAAAAAGGGGGCTTGTACGGCTGATATAATTCCGGTTGCCGGTCACATTGATATAATCCGGCCCCATTCCTTCATCTTCAAATAACCGGCTATCCTGATATTCAGGCGGTATCTGTTTACAATAGATCATGATTGAACCCCCTTATAAAATCCCGTTTTCCCGAAACTCACGCAAAAGGCCATATTTCCGGCCTAACCGGGAAAACATATCTTGAAAAACTGCCAATTCGGAATAACTGTAATTGTGATTGCTAAAATCCGCTTGCCAATCAATAGCGAACTGCCTAACCTCTTCTTTGTTCTTCTGGTATCTTGTCATAACTGCACCGCCTCCAATTCAAAACGGGCAGTTTCCAGGGCGGCAGCGTGTAGCCCTTTCGGGGTATCTGCAATATAAGAAAACATTTCAACCGGCAGCAGATCACAACCAACCGCCATATATAAAGCCCGTTCCGTTGACCGGGTATAAACCCGGCATTTTTCGCAATGGTGACAATCTCCGCCGCATTTCTCCAACCGCCTTAAAGCGGTTTTTAACTTGCGCTCTTCTGTTTTGGTCATATCGTCCACCGCCTTAAAACAACCGAAACAGATTAGAAGAACGGCTTAAAATAACGCCATATTCACCGGTCACTTTATCCCAAATCAAGCCGCCATTCATGCCGTAAATACCCCGGCTAACTCCGATTTTTTCATACCATTTAGGCAGCGTGTCAGGGTCAACCGTTGTTAGATCACGGGCCAAACCTAACCGGGCATATTCTTTTAACTGTTTTCTTGTGTATTGTTTCATCTTCCCGCCGCCCCCTTTACTAATTCTTGATAAATCAAGTGAGTCAAGAGCCTTTCCGCTTGTTCTTCGGTATATTGCGCCCGTTCCCGTTCCGACTGTTGCAAAATGTCCCCCAAATCAGCCACGGCGGAGCGGTTATAATAATAGCAAGTATCAAGTACAGACGGCAAACCTTGCGCCCATTCAATAAAAACTTGTTCGTTCGTGTACCCTTTCCGGCTCTGGTATTCCGGAGAATATGCCTTTTCCTCAGCATGGACAGACAGAATAAACCGGGCTACATTGGGAAAACTACAAGGGCCGGTAAAATCATACCCACAAGGGTCAAAATGATCTAAAATATATTGCCTGATTGCAAGCCGGGCTTCTTTGTTTGTTGTTTTCAGTGACATATTAAACCGCCTTTCTTTCCCTATGTTTTACCAACCGAACCGCAAACCGGCCACAAGAATTTTCCCGGTATTCCTTCAAACGCTTTACCGCTTCGGCTCTGGTATATTCGCAATCTTCGACTTCCCACCCGTAACCATAATTTGTTTCAATGTCCCACCGGTCAACAGTTTTTCTAACATACGCCATAATTAAACCGCCTTTCTAAAATGTCCGTTGCCCACTGAATTTCTTTTGTGCTTTTAATATACACTGAATATTTTCAGTTGTCAATAGGAAAACACAAAATATTTTTAGTGTTTTCTACACCTTATAAAAGAGTAAAGAAAAGTACACTTTTTCAGACAACCGGCCACGGCTGCACCAGATCAACCAGGGCAGGAACGGCCCCGGCTCCGGCCAGGGCGCAAAAGAGCCGCCGATCTCCCAGGAAGAGAGGTCGGCGGCTTCCGCATAGTCGCAGAGGTGGCCCGGATAGTCGTGAACCATAGTCGCAGACCTTCGAGCGGGATAGTCGCAAAGTCGTGAACCATAGTCGTGAACCAGGTCACTCGTCTGTGTCATAGTCGCTGGCAGTCGCTTCCAAATACTTCTGTTGAAGCTCTTCCGGGGGAGTCGCTTCGCCAAGCTGGTTGTTCGGGGTCAGAACCACTTCCTGCTTGTCCTGATAGCCCATATTGTTCTTCATCAGAAAGATACCAGCCACAGGATTGATTTTCCCGTTCTGCATATAGTTTTCCATCTGAGCGTTCAAATTTTGATACGCCTTTTTTATAAGGTGGCGGCTTTGGGCGGGAATATAAGCACTATCGACATTGTTGAGCCACTTCCAGAGGGTTGTTCTATCCACTCCAAAAGCACAAGCGAGGCCAGCAACACTCGGCTTCATATCATCCTCAATACAAATACCGAAATACTGCTCAATCCTCTCTGCAACCTGTTCAGGCTCTCTCATATCCACTTCCGGCCAGTTCCACATTCTCATTGTGTGTTGCAGATACTTCCGATTGTCACCCGGCTCAGTTTGCACACTCATTGCCGTAGTCCGGTCAGGACGCTTATTCCCACCCGTCCCCTTCGGACGGCCACGGCCCCGAGCGGGAGTCGGTAAATCTACCACTTTATCACTCATAGTCGTTCTCCTTCCACAAATTATTTTCAGTCGGCCTTTAGTGAGTTTAGTGACCCATTTTCGATTTTTGCTATAAATCTCTCTATATATCACTCTCTATGGAGGGTTTATACAGAAAAATATAAAAATAGCGGTCAAAAATACCCTCAAAGCCTTGCGCCACAAGGGTTTCCGGTAGTGGCCGATTATTCACCAAAAAAGTCACTAAAACTCACCAAAGGCCGAAAGTCGCAAATATATTCAGTGAACCACTAAATATATTTCTCTCACGCCGGGAACAAAACCACAGTTTTGGCCCCATCCTTTTGAAGCCACTCGAAATAGGCTATTTTGTCCACCCGGCACCCGTCTTCCAGCGGATTGTCGTTATTGCAAATGACCATCTCCACGGCAGCGTCTTCGGGAATATTGGCTAACTTTGTTTTCAGCTCTTTTACAGTCATGCTTCTTCCTCACTTTCCGGCTCAGGGGTATCATCACCCTGCATAGATGCTCGTAGAAAAGCCTGAGTCAAGAGTCTGGCTTCTCCGGGAGTTGCACCGGCCTGAATGGTAGCTCGGTAGAAGAGGATGCCGGTTTCTGCCAGAACCCCGATTGCCTTATACAGCTCCTTGAATTTGTCGTTTTTACCCATTGCGGCCATCTCCTTTTTCACACCGGAGGGAAATCATTTTCTCTCTGGTCAGCTTATCCACTACTCTCCCGATCTCGAAGTAGCCGGACATAGCTGCCAGCCGTTCCAGGTTCTTTGCGGTCTGCGCCGTGACCAAGATGGACAGACGGCGCATATTTTTCTTGTTCATGAAAATCACTCCTTCTGAGAGTTTTTCAGGCAAAAGTCATAAAATGCTGTCAGGTGGTCAGCAGCTTCTTTCATTTCCTCGCAAGAAGAGATGTAAGTCTTGCAAGATGACCTATCGAGAGCCGTAATGATTTTACCTATCTTCTGAAAAAGGAAAACTCTCTCGTTTTCGATGTTCATTTCAGGAACCGGCAGAAGAAAAGCCGTTTCTTTTGTGTAAAACTCCGTTCCGTCTTCACATATCACTTTGGTTTTCTTCGGCGTGACTCTCTTAATGGTGTAGGGTTTATACAAGGTCAATCCCGTATAGACATTCCATCCATAGGTGATATTTCGTGGAACGCATACTTGCATACCAGGTTTAAGATCACCGGTCGGAATAGAAAGCTCAAACTCGTTTCTCTTGTAATAAGCCATAGAGTTACACCGTTCCCTTCATACGAATATCCCGGTAGGTGGGATAGCCGGAGTAAACTGTCTTTCCTCCATGCCATTCCGGGTGAGCTTCCATGTCAGCATTGAACCTCTTTGCGCTACACACAAAGTAACCGTTGGACTTACACCAAATCTTGTACGCATCATAGAGCGTCTTGGCTCTGGTATAGGCACCCTCGGCCTTTTCACATTTCTCTTCCAAAAATTGCAAAGCCAGGTCGTTGTCTTTCTCATACTGCTTGACCACCTGACGCATAGCCGGGGACATTTTCAGGCCGAACCGCTTATACTTGAAATAGCCCTCCAAGAGCCAGGTGAAAATGCCACGCATGGCCTCCTGGGTCTGGAACTCACTTTTGAGGTTCTTGTCCTGCTCGTCCTCAGAGAAATGCCGGTTGAACTCCACCACTCGCACACGGTCAGAGGCGAACAGGCTCTTGTCATTGACAGAAGGGAGGTCATTGCAGGACAGCCAGAGAGTGAATTGAGGGAGGAAAGTCGTGGTAGCTTCGTAGAGGTTCCGAGCCTTGATCTCTTCTCCACCGGTGAGCTGCTTGATTGTTTCCTCGTCCAGCTTGCCATACTGATTACTCTCCGCCATGGTCACAAACCGCTTGCCTTTGAGGGAGGCCAACATGGGGTTTGCCGCCTCTGCGTTCTTTGACCGGTCAGACTTGCAGATAATGGACACCGGGGACACAGAGGCATAGTCGCCCAAGAGATGATGAATGGCACTCAGCATAGTGGATTTTCCGTTACGGGTGGTCTTACCATGAAGGATGAACATACACTCTTCATTCGCCATACCGAGCATCGAATAGCCCAGGGCCTTTTGCAGATATTCGGCCTTGTCCTGGTCGTTGCAAGTAACCTCTGTGATAAATCTCTCCCACCGCTCACAGCGGGAGTCCTGCAAGGTATAGTCGAAATTGGTTTGCATCGTCAGAAAGTCCCGCCAGTCATGCTCACGGAACTCCATCTTCTCCATGTCATAGGTTCCATTCAGGCAGTTAATGAGGTAGGGATTTGCGTCAAACTCTTCTGCCGTGATGGGCATGACGCTGGCAGCGTCCTTCATGAGCCGGTCACGGAAACGCCTGTCGCCCATCTTCACGATAAACTTCATATACTCCCTGCGGCGATCTTCGTTATCAATCTCTCCGCAGTAGAGAGCCATGAGGCGGCAAAATTCTTTGATTTTCTCCGCTACCAGCAGGGAGCCAATATCCTTCCTCCAAGCTCCCTTAGAATAGGTGTACCAGCACTTAGCCTCCGGGCAAAAACGGGTATCATTCTGGTAGCACTCGGAGAACAGCTCCGCCATACCGGACTCGTCCCAGGAGTAGCCGGTGCCGCTGATCTGGTGGCTCCGCTCCGGCTTGGCCTCCTTGATATAGAACATCTTCTGAGAGAGGTCTTTGTCCATGATGTAGCGGCCATTGGAGAGCTGAAAAAGTTCTTGCTCTTCCGTTGTCAAAATTTCATCGGCCATTTCTCGTCACCTTCCTCATTGCCTTTGCTATCACCAACACTGAACAAGCCTGAGCGTCTTCATCCCACCACGCACATTTCGGGCCACACATGACTGTTTCTTGACTAAGAGGGCATAATTTCTTATCATTCTCCATCTGTTACACCCCCCCCATAGAAGAAAGCGTTTTTCAGAGCGGTGTCGATATGGGACATAATCTGAGGCGGGAGGGTACAGATATATTTCCAATCCTCGGTAATGTCAATGACCCGCACCTGTTCACACTCGACCATGCTCGGCTCTAAGTTCTCCCACACAAAGGCAACATGAGTAGGCATTTCCAGCCGCTTCAACTTTGTGGTCAGAGGGACTACAATGCTGGTGGAAGAGAACTGGTTGCCAGTGTTATTCTGAACGATGACCCAGGGCCGCTTGCCGCCCTGAACATGGCCGGAGGCCGGGATAGGTACATCTATGATGACAACATCTCCACGCTGATAAGGTTTCATGATTACCTCCTATATCTGGTAACTGAATTTACAATGGTTTCAATTTCTGAGCGGGGAAGAGGGGGCTTGCAAGCCTGACTATTGGCATACAGCAGTTCTTTGTATATCTCCGCTTTGGAATATCCCTGATTGTGCATCTGACCAGCCAGAGAAGTCAGACTTAGGTTTCTGCTCCCGGTAGTGATTGTGGGATATTCCGGTTTCAGAGCGATTTTTCCCGGCTCAGGCTTCCGGTAGATTGGGGAGTAAATGCGTTGTGGAACGGAGGAACCGGCACCCTCTTTCAGAACATCAGGGAAATACTTGGAAACGATATAATCAATCGCCTCTTGGTTTTCAATGATCTCCGAATAGATAATGACTTTTCCGGTCATAATGAAGTACCGGCCACTCCGATAAATCTCCACACCGGCCCGGTTGTTGCGGCCTTTGAAGGGGAGAGAGCCTTTCAGAAGAATGTGTACCCCTCTCCCGCTCCGGCTCTTTTCCGTATAGGAACCGCAATGGCCGATAATGTCAGCGGCCAGCGGGTTCAATAATCCTTCTGAAAAACCGTCATCAATGTCAATCCCGATTAGTCCATCGTCATTGAACACATATCCGATGCCGTCATAGATACCATTCGCCACATTCAACACGGCACAGTCAAAAGTCCCCCAGGTGTCAGGCAGCACAGAAGAGGCGGCTTTTTTCTGGCCGGTCTGCATGGGAACCTTACTGCTATTCCAGACATTGACCCATTGGCCCTTTTCTTTCAATTCAGAGGGTATTTTTTCATACATGACGGCACCTCTCGGTCATTCAGGTTTCATAGGGGGATGGGAGTGACCAGCCCCATGTTTCTCCACCTTTATAGGCATTTCTGAAATAATTGTGTTTGCCATCTCCACTGAACCAGAGATAGTCAGAAGGGAGAACTCGGCCCGTATCGGCTTCCCCGTCTTTTTCCGCATACCACCGGGTAAGAACATCTTCACACAGAGCTTTAATTTCATCATCAATCGGGTTATCTGCATCATACCCGATGAATTGATAAGGAGCCGTAACCACTGTAATGATAGACCCATATCCCTGATCGACACGGTTGAGCGCACACCACACACAAGCGGCTTTTTCTGTATCAGACGGTACACCTCTGGCCTCTCCCCATACCATCTTCGCCAGCACATAAACCTCTTCTTCACTCCAAAGGGGAACAACGGGTGTTGGTTCAGGTGTAGCGATTTCAACCACAGGAGGCTCAGTGGGTTCAATGGTTTCCGGTTCCGGCCTGACTGAACAGGAAGTTAGGAGAACCAATGACAGCAGTAAAGCCGGAAATAGCTTACTCATTGGTGGTTTTCCTTTTCTTCGGGGAAGACTTGGTAGCGAAGAAATACTTATTGTCCACACATACCGGATAGCCGGGGAACCGATTACTGGCCCTCTTGGTTCCCTCGCTATAAATCTTTTCCGCCGCTTCCAGCGGCATTTCACCGGAAACATGGTCAGCACCGGCGACCATAATGTACGGGACTTTCCCGTTATTGTTCACGAATGTCATGAATACTTCCCCTTTCTCTATTCCACGCCTCCACATCGACACCAATCTTTTTCAGTTGTTCTTTGCAGAGCCATGTGTAGTCATCCGGCATTTCGTAGTGCTGGATAAGCCGGTCATGTTCTGCGGCAAAGGCTTCATAAAAGCGTCTGAGCCTCTTTGGGCCAAAGCCCAGGTGAACTGCAAGGGTATAGAGAACCATTGCGTCAATATCATCGGTGTACCGTCTATCGGCTTCAATGATTTGCCGGTTGATCTCCATATCCATAGCCTTTTTCTCAGCTTTGGTAAAAGTAGCACCGAAGATTTTTCCGCCAGCCTTTTTCACATACATGGCTCACACCTCGAAATCTTCAAAGAAGACCGGGTATTTGTTCTTCATCTCAGTCAGGAGCATCTTTGCAACCTCCCGCATATCCGGGTGGGCAGCAGGAGCGGTACGAAGTCGAAGGAAATGCCGCCACTCACGCATATTGGCCGTCATGACCACCTTGGTCTTCGTGCTGTTGGGAAGAACAGACCGGGCCTCCTGCGGGGTACAGCCGTAGTCGAGCATAGCGAAGTAAGAGAACTCCGCCTGTTTGCAAGCCGCAATCCATTGAGGCATTGCCACGCTCCCTTTTGCCATGGTGGAGGGCCGGATAAAGGAAATCTCTCCGCCAAAGCTCTCTTTCGAGTAATTGCAGTAACGGGTGCTTTCCTGACAGTAGGAGGCCAGCCGGTGCCGGACAATCTCATGGCTCACACCTCTATCACAGGTGAAGCGAACAGTCACGCTACCATGCTCAATGACAGCTTCATGGCCTCGCTTCAAGATGTTTCTGGCAAACTTCTCTGCGCTGTCCTCGGTGATCTTACTTTCGGACTTGTAGCAAGTGCGTCCAGCCAGCTCTATCAGAGAGAGAGAGAAGGTCGGAATAGGAGAGAGGATTGATAAGCTCCACTTTAGGTTCAATAATTTTCATGGTCAGACTCCTTCTACATGACTCGCCAGCATATCCGCCTGGTGCGTCCAAAGTACATTCGGATAAGCTCTTACCGCTCTGGTGTAGTCGTTCCATTCCTCTCTCGGACAAAAGGCTCCCATGTGATACCTGATACACATGATCTCTTCCTCAGTCAGAGCGTAAAACTGGGAGAGAAGCATGACCGATTTATCCCCATGGCCTTTCAGAAGAGTGTCCGGGTTATATTCGTAGTGGTAAGGGTTTTCAATGAGTTCGCCATCCAAAGTGATACCCTGCCGTTCCGGTCTGTACTGGTCAATTTTGCAAAGGTCATGGAACATTCCAATCAGATAGGGGGAGCGGCAATTCTTCCACTTCAACTGACAACTTTCGGTCAGACCAACCAAGTGTTTTGCCACAGCGAGAGAGTGGTCAAAGAGGCCACCTTCATAATTCCCGTGGTATTTTGTGGAAGCAGGAGCATGAAAAAAGCCGTTTACGGTCAGGTAGTCCAAAACATCAATGGTGGCGAGGGGAGAACCGTCAGGCATACGCATGAAATTTAGGAACTCAGACCGGCGATCTCGGTCAGTCATGACACGCACCCCTTCCCTCATATTCGGGCCGGTGAACGCTTCTTTCGGAGTCAAATCCCTCCGGGTATCTCTTCCGCAGCTTCTCAACATTGGCCGTAAAAATATCATCCAGGTTCTTGCCGATTGCAGAAGCCGTAATTGCCAGATACCACGCTACATCACCAAGTTCCTCAGCAATGTGTTCAGCATCGAGCGGGTGTCCCTGAAAGGTCGCTTTCTTGATAATGTCAGCCACTTCACCGGCTTCACCGCACAGTCCAAGTGCGCCGTTCATAATCATGCTGTATTCGGAATAGTTCATGTCAGCCGTTCTCAGAGCGGCCTTTTGATACTCATTTGCCGTCATGGTCAGCAACCTCCATTTCCAGTACCGTCATAATGGCGTAGTTGGCAAGGTCAATCAGAGTGTCCCGAATGGACTCGTCATTTACCCTCTGCTCTCCGTTTCGGGAGAGGGTCTTGAACCGGTTGAACTTATCGCCCAGCCTGATACGGGCCATTGCCATGCCCTCTTCAACAAAGGTCTGGTGGAAACTGTCACCGTAATCATGGTTCTTCCGGGCATAGAGGTCGTTGATTTCCTCACAGATTTCCCGGTGCATTTGAACCTTTGTCTTTGTCGTGGTCAAAGTATCTTATCCTCACTTTCCACATAGTTTTCAACAAACCATTGGAGAGGGAGAGCGGAAACTTGTACCGCCCTCCCTCGCCCATAATCAGCCAAGCAGGGCCATCAGGTCGCTTTTGGATTTAGGGGCCGCAGGAGCCGCCTGAGTGGACGCAGGAGCGGTTTTAGGAGCCTGGGTGGGTGTGGATGCCGTCTGTTCATCCCACCCGTCAGAGGGCCGCTTATCGACCAGACGAGCGAAGGTAATGGTCTTGTCCGGCTTATTCTTGTTCGGCTGAACATCATGCTCAATGTCACACTCAATGAAGTGGCCAACAAGGTCTTCATGGTCGATCTCGGTCAACTCGAAGTCCTGCAAGGCAGTCTTCGCAAAGTAGCTGAACGCATTGAGCGCACCTTCGTTCGGAGAGCCGTCAGCTTTCAGCAGGGAAAACCGCTCAATGTGCTTGGCTCCACTCTGCGTCTGCATGGTGACTTCCAGCTTGCCAAAGGCTTCCTTGTAGCTGACCCCGGTAATCTTGAAGATATGGGTTCCTTCCGGGATAAGAGAAAACCCATCACTCAAACCAATTTTAGCCATCTTGTTTGTCCTCCTTAGTCTTCATCATTGACGGGAAAGATAATGCCTACCAATTCCTCGTCATCTCCGGGCAATTCCGGGAAGCTCTTCACCAGCAGGGCTTTTGCGACATTGGAATTGGTGTCAATGTCATAGGCATACAGGATTTCACAGGTGTCCTTCCGCTCAATCAGCTTCCAGTCATCGTTGCTGATCTTAATGGAAATGTCACCGGCCTGGGTCTTATAGACCCGAATACAATCCTTGATGCCGCCATCAGGATAGGGCATGATTGCCTCGGACAGAACCGCATAGTCCGTATGACCAATCTGGTCAATCATCTTATCAATGGCCTGGGGCATATCCTGAATAGCCGCAGCGGTTACGCTTTTCACCGTAGTGGGAATAAGCATCGTGGCTGAGGAAGAAGCCAGCCAACGGTCAGCAAAAGGCAGGTCTTCAATTCCCCTCTTATAGATAACTCCGCTGGAAGCCAGAGATTTCACGAAATTCTTGAACTTCATCGGTTATCCCTCCTTAATCGCTTTCGGCAGCAACCGGTAGCTGTCCTCGATGGTACTGTACTTGTCCAAAACCCCGTCCGCTTTCATAGCGTCCTTGTTGATTTTGGTAGTGGTACTCTTGCTGACCTCCCAGGTGTAGGCGGCACCGGGAATAGACACCTTTTTGTCCCCCTCACGGAACTGTTGAATAGCCGCCTTTTTAATCATATCGGTCAGGGTCTTGTACCGCTTCTCGTCATCGGCAACCTCTGCGGCATGAGCGTCCAACTTACCTTTCAACTCTTCGGCTTCCTTCACCAGAGCCGCCAGGTCGGTTTCCGGGGAGAGATTATTGGTACGGAGGACGGCAAGGATTTCAGCGTCCTTCTTCTCGTCATAGGACGGGGAGAGGCCAGTTTCCACATGGTCTTTCCACCACTTCAAGGCGGGTTTCACATACCGCTTCTCGAAGTCCGGGTAACGCTCGGACACCTTGAAAGGCCGGGTAATCGTATTGCTGGAACTGCACACGAAGTTCTCAGGGTGTTCATAATCACCGGGTTCCAGGAAGGAGGCCACCATGATTACACTGTCTACGCTCAGGAGGTACGCATAGAGAGCGGCTTGGAGGGCATAATATTCGGGAATATCTTCCGCCCAATCCTCTACACGCTTGGAGGTCTTCATTTCCAGAACGGTTGTAGGCTTGCCATCTTTGCCATGCAGCAGATAGTCCCACATACCGCCAAGTATCGGCGTATCGGAGAAGAAATCACCGAAGGTCTTCTGGAAATAATTTTCGCCGTAAATATCAGTCGGAGTGACCAGATTGCTCATGAAGTAGGTATTCTTCATGTACTCCGCCTGTTTCGGCTCGATGGTCTTACCGGCAACGGTGTAAATTGTGTCCTCAAAGGGCTTCTGGTAGGTGCGGGTGATCTCGCACCAGACTTCAAAGGGAGTAGACCAGGGATTAAGGTCGAGAATGGTAGCGAACCGGGTAGCGGTCAGCTTCTTAGGACGCTTAGGCGGCACAATCTGAATTTTGTTGTCAATCCATTCCATTGATTAACCCTCCTGCGTGTCATACGCCGAGAGCATATCACGCACACCGGCAATGAGCTGGTCACATACATCGGCGGTGATCTTAGTGAAGCCCTCAGTCTTTACGGCTACATTCTGCACAAAGCTCTCCTGCTCTGCGTCCAGTTCCATGAGCTTCTTCAATTCTGCTTTCAGCGTGGCAACCTGTTCGTCATTGGCAGCACCCTCCGGGGCGGAAGTCAGTTCAGACTTGATTTCCTGACGCTTCTCAGCGGTCACAGGAGTCTTTTTCGTTGCCTTGGGAGCCGGAGGCGGGGTGGGAGTGTCCTCACCGGCACCAGAGGTGTTGTCGATGCTGTCGGCCTCGATAATGTCAAGAACAAGCTGCCACAGGTAGCGGCGCATATAGGTGATGGAGCTGCCCAAGGCTTGCATCTCGTTCGTTACGACCTTACCGCTGTTGGAGATGATGGGAGCGATCTGCGTGAAAGGAGCCTCAAAGACAATAGGCTCTTCATCCCGGTCATCACAGTTGAATACCTTGGCAACGGCGTACTCCTTACCGAAGGTGGGAGCCATCAACAGACCCACTTCCGTGAAGATGGACTCGGCCACAGGAACAATGTCACTCAGCTCGAAGTACATGAACTCCAAGTGAATGTTTTTGCCGGTCTTCTTCACACCGGCTTGCAGGAACTTCAACCGGGCAATCTGCAACTTCCGGCAGATATTCATGCCGCTGTAATCAACGGCGGGTGCGGAGGTCTTTTCGGTTTTCGCTGGCATAACAATAATCTCCTTTTTGTTTAGAATTTCTGGATAAAGTTCTCGGCAAGATTTTCCGTCTTTGCGTGGAACATAATCCTCAAAGGAAACCGCTCTATTTAGAAAAAGTGAATTGCTCCATCTGGCAAGGTCTGTCAGAAAACGGTCATGAGTGCCTTTCTGGTAAATCATTACATAAGGCTGATAGCCAAGTTCAGTCAGAGAGCGTACCCGATACCAGTCTTCTTCGTGAGAAGTATCATAGTTCGTCAAAACATAACACCGTATATTTCTGTCCGAACCACGGTAATATTTCTTAAAGCACTCCAATCCTCGAATGATCGCCTTTTCGTTTTTCATGAAGTCAAAGGCGAAATGAATTGTTTTGATTTTGACCTGATTGATAAGTTTGGCAATGTCATCGGTAATAAATCGAGCATCAATTCCCTGGGTAAAATCAACACTGGCACCGCTTTCAATCAGCTCATTTAGAAGCGTTTCTCGGTTTCGGCAAGCCAACAAATTCGGGTCAAGAAGTTTAATTTCCCGCTGCCCATTCCAAAACTCACTTAAATCTGCTACCTGAACACTTTGGTTTCCTTCTTTGGGGCAGACAATGCAGAATGAACAGTTATTGCAACAACCACGGGTTAAAAATCCATAGGCCGTATTTTGATATTGCGGGAACAAAGAATAATCGGGATAGCGGTGTTCAATTTCATCCGGCAAATTCTTGTGTAATTCACTGTGAAATACTTCTTTACCGTCTTCCACTTTTATTGCATATCCTGTCCCCCCCCCGTACCACATCGTCCGCATGGAATGTAGGAGGGGATTGCGGAATTTTGCTCAAAAGAGGCAAATTGAATACTTTGCTCAAATAAACCTTGTCATAATGTTCACCTTCTTTTATCAATTCAACGCTATCTCCCTGTTCTTTGTGGTAGGAAGATAATTTCATAAGAGGGAGGTTAGGAAAATTGATGGAGTCAGACCACATTCCTATTTTCAAAAATCGCTTCACCTCTTTTTGGAGTTGTTTACGATGATACCATTGAAGATTTCTTGAAAAAGCATTACTCCAATAACTTCAACAGATTTCTTTTTGTGACAGCGATAAGATTATCGCCAGTCAACATCTTCCATCGGAATTTACGGTCTGTCGGTACAAGTCCAAGGTCTTCCGCTTGAAAGCGGAGATCATAGTCACGCACCGTATGACCGTCTGCCTTGAATGTGACTGGACTATCCCTATCCCATTTCAAAAGCAATTTCCAGAGATCAGGGTAGGTTTTCCGCAGTAACCGGAGTTGGTCTATTCCTTGATTGTGGCAGAACCAACACCCCCCCCTTGTTGCGGTTGTGTAAATCGGGGACAATAAATACCTCTCTTCACACCACTTTCGGCAGTAGGCTTCATCCCACCCAATTTCCACCAAGGGCATTTTGAAACCCGGTTTCGTATGCCGCTCAATGCGCTCCGGCTCGTCAGCGGCAATCCCAAGGTACTGCACAATATTTGTCTTTGCCCCTTGTGCAATGGGGCCAACAGAAAACCCGGCGTTTGAGATCGCTGGTACACCAATTTCCCTTGATGATAGGGAAGCCGAGGATAAGACCCGTCTTTGAGCTTCTTGCACCAGCTCCCGATTGTGAAGGGGAAACCACAGTGAAGGTTCGGTTTTGAGATGTTTGCACCAGCTCCCGATTGTGAGCGGCCATCCTTTGGGCCTCCCCCCCCCCAATCGCCATTCGTGCGCTTGGCTTCCTTCCTCTTGGGAATATGATAGAACAGTTTCTCATAGGTCAGCTTTTCCCCATTTCGGGTAGCGCAGAGATGTTCCACCTCAATCCCATACCGCTCTCGAATGATTTTATCAGCGTGAGCTTTGAAGGAAATCATTGGAGGCAAATCAGCCGGAATATCATCCGTGGCCCACACTTCCGCATGAATGATACGGTCAAGCGGCCAGTCAAGTTCTTCAATGGCTCCGAGGCAAGCTAAACTGTCCTTACCATAGGAGAGTGAAAGAACATACTCTGTATTCGGTTCTCGCTTCAATCCTATCCCTCCAACAGAGCCGTCAGCTCTCTTTTGACCTTGTTTACTCGCCGGGTATTCCGTTTGGGAGGTTTGATGCCAAGGAAATCCCGAACATACCGCTTTGCCAGCCTGATATACCAGTCACGGTCAACCACCTCAATGGAAAGGTGATTGTCATTGTCCACCACGCACCTTGACGGTAATCCGGCAATCTTCACAGGGTTTCCGGTTGAAAGGTGCATCTTGTAGAGCGTTCCCATGCGGTGATCGTCAGTAGCATAGACACGGTTGACCTTTTGCACCACCTGTAACTCTCCGTCAACTTCGTGGAGAGCATCACCATACTTACTCCCGGCCTTGGCAATCAGTTGGAAATCCAGCAGCTTGTCACACTCCATAATGGTCTGTTCCACAGGAACCCCATAGGCCAGACAGTCTTTGACTGCTCTGGCAACCACACAGGCATTGTTGTTGACATTAAACGCTCCTGCCGGGGCAATCCCTCGAACCAGGACTCCGCCCTTGATTTTAGGGTCACCCTCGAATGGGACTTCCACATAATTGTTTACATCTTTCTGGCAAATCATCTTTATCAGGTCTTCTTCCAGCTCAAAGCCGGTGCGTTGCTCCCATTCGCTGGTGATCTCCTGATACCGGGCAGCATCGGAGTCATCAAGGCTGACCATAATGCCATCGGTGTTGAGCTGGATGATTTTCAGCGTAGGGCAATCCTGAATAAGATGGACGGCCATTTCAAGAAGCTGCAACTGACCAGAGATACACACTGACCGGCCCATGAGAGGGTCATAGAGGTCATTGTACTTGTTCAGCATGGCTCCATAGGTGGTGTTCAACACCAGCTTTAGAGCATTGGCCGTGGCCTTGTCACCGGCCTTTTTCGCTTTGACCCGCCGCTCAATAGTAGCGGCATATACATCGGGAGAAGGAATGTTCCGGCTGCAATACCCGTTCAAAATCATCTGGTGAGGGTAATAGCTGGCAACATCTTTGTTGCGAATGGAACGGGTTTCCGTGGCTTCCTCTCGATAACAGGGAATGGCCCCATGAATACCACCGTAGGCAATCGTGCAAGGGCAATCCCCAACCATAATTTCCAGCTTCTCTTTGAATACCACCTCATTCGGGATGGTCATATCTTTCAGCCGGTCAAAAAACGCAAATACCTCCTGCGGAATGTACTGCCGTAGTAGAGTGGCCGGGTACTGGTACTCTCGCTCGTCATAATGGGGCTTTGGCTCCGCATCAAGATAAGCAGCAGTCAACTTGGCGTTGGTCATATAAAGAGCCTTTGCCGGGTATATACCCTTCTCTTTACCCAGGGTCAATTTACTGGACAGGTAGCCTTGCCGAAGATCATCCAGCTTATCTGTTGCGTCCACATCATGCTTGCAGTAGAAGATGACCTCCTCCAACTCTTCGGGAGTCAATGGCCTATCGAGATTGAAGGACACAGTGGTTTCCCGAATATCCATGCCCAGGTGCGCTTCGATTGCTTTCAGGGACAATCCCATCTGACAATCATCCATGAGATCATACTGGTCAAAGTAGACCCGGCTTTCTCGGAGATCAGGGTGTTCCCACCCCTCATGCCCCTGGACGATGATGAAATCATTGACCACCTTCACCTCTTCCGGCGTGTAGTCCGCCAGGACTGCTTTCAGAATGAATTGGTCATAGTGTTTATTGTTGAACCCGGCCAAAAGTGGTTCCTGCTCCATGAACTGCCTGACAGCCTCATTGTCGTTGTGAATTACGGTATATTCCCCGGTGGCCTTGTGCTTGAACACGAAGAGCCAGTCAAAGGCGAATACCTCGCAGTCGAAAATAAAAAGATTATCCATTCACATCACCTCCCCATTGTTGAGCCATTGCTTGTGCAACACCCGGAAATGTTTTTGAACGAGTTTTTGGGTCACGCTCATTTCTTCCTTGAAATCTCCGGTAATTTCCATGAGCGTCTTTGCAACCTCCATTAACATACGGTGTAACTCCTTCCCGAATAATATCGGTAGGGGTAAGGGGGGGGGAGGTTTTTAAGCCAAAGGCAAGTGCGTTTCGTATAAGGGTGTCCGAACCACCATGGCTGTATTGCTTGGGTATATTGTGGTAGCTGGTGAATTTTTCCGGGAGTAGGGTTCTCAACACAGATTTTCTGACAATCTGCTTCCAGAAATCTCATGAAAAACGCTTTTGCTTCAATGGCTTTCGCCATTCTATCTTTGTTGATTTCCCCTTTTACTCGTAATCGAACTGAACCCGCATTGGTTAGATAGGTGCATGGAGGAAAGGCAATCAATAAATCCCAGGTTCCAACAATGGCATGAAGATCACCGTCCATCGTGATAAACGGCTTATTGCCATTGATAAGCGGAAGAACATCTCCTTTAATGTGCCATTCCGGGTGTCCACCAGAACACTCCTGCGTGTCGCAAGAATAGGCTTCATGCCCTAATTTCCGAAAGGCGATACATACCGCTTGGCTCTCTTCACAGGCTACAAGGACTTTCATTTCGCCTTAGCTCCCCGAATGATATAAATGCACTTATCAACCCGGTAAGCGTCATACCCCTTCGAGTGCTGCTCATTGTACTTACGCTTGTGGCCGGAAATGGTTGCCAGCTTGTTCTTTGCCTCTTCCTTGGTGTCATACTCGAAACACATATTCTTTGCGTTTCCGCTGGTCAGGAAATCTTCAATGGCTTTGACTTCCTCGCTCTTGGAAAAGCCCCGTTTGTCGGGAGCCTGAACATTGTAGGTAATTTTCAATTTATTCACCCTCTTCTTAATTGATTTCCGGGGCAGTTATTGTGTCGATATAGCAAAGGTCTTCGGTGCCGGGGATAACATCAAATAGGCTGACCGTGACTGGCTCAGAAGCTCTCTTCCGTTTTTCATGCCCTACGGCAGAACGCATGGCGGAACAGGCTACCGTGATAAACTTCAACTTCTGCAACTCAGGAAGTGCGAAATATCGCTTTACGCTTAACAGATACCGGAAGATAACCACATCGAACCATTCATCAGAGTTCAAACCCTGTTGTCTTAAATAGCGGTACACAATATTGATGTGTTCCGAAGCAAACCGGCTTTCTTCAAGTGTGAGAGGCCGTTCATAAAACTGTTTTGGAGGCCTGACCGCCCCGCCCACACCCCCCCCAGGTTTTTTCATTTCCCCCCCCCCTTCACTCTAAAATTTTACAGCCGCATTTACGGTACGAAGTGCATCGTTTCTTATAGCTGCGGACAAGATACTGAATACCGTTATCCACATAATCGTAGGCAATCGGCTCTCCCTTGCCCTCAAAGGTTCTGGCAATACGCCCTACGCTCTGCGTGATAATGGCGTAGTCCTTTTGTGGAGTGGTCAGATACAGTCGGTCAAGCCTGGGAATATCCAACCCCTCTTTTGCCAGAGCGTAGGTTGCGAACAAATAGTGCTTTTTCCCGGCCCTCATGTCCTCAATAGCCTGTTCCCGTTTCGCCTTTCCCTTCTTGGAGGTCATCTTCCCATCCACCATAACAGCCTGATCTCTCAGGTACTTTGGGAGGTGAGCCATCAGATATTCCAAGTGAGCCAGTCTATCAGACAAAACAAGGTTGTAGTGTTCGGCGTTCAACATGAGATCACCGACAATCTGACCGTTTCGGCGGAAGTCCTCAGCCAGATAATTTATCAGCTTGGCATAGATGATTGTTCCGTCTGTGTCAAGAAACTCTTTGCTTAGGCCGATTTGAGTAGGCCGGGGAAGGACGCTGACGGTCATGATTTTATCGGCCACCGCCTCGTCCGGCACTTGATAAGCTATTTTCCCCAGGAGCGCATAGGTGGCGGCAATCATGCCGTCCGCCCGATGAACCGTGGCAGATAAGCCATACTTGTGCCGAGCGGCCAATGAACTCAGAACTTTGGAAAATTGTGTGACTGCGGTAGGTGTACCGGCTACCCGGTGGCACTCGTCCACAATGACACACCCCCAGGTGTCCCGGTATCGGCTCAGGTCAAGATTGCACATGGTTTGCACCGTTGCGAAAGTGATGCCTTTACCAATCTGGACTCTTCCCTCTGTAATTGTTCCGGTCAGGGCCGGACTCATGTACTGCTCCGCTCGGTTCTTACTCTGTAAGAGCAAGTCCCTTGTATGGGTCAGCCAGAGGGTCTTTTCTCCAATCTCACAGGCCAGAGCAATTCCAATCTGCGTTTTGCCGGAGCCAGCCGCACTCTGCAAAATCCCACGGCCACTTTCCACCAGAGCTTCCTTCGCTTTTTCCTGATAATCGTAGAGGGGAATATTACACCGGAAGTCAATCGGGGACTGCGGGGCAAAAGCCATAGACACATCAGTGAACGGAGCCAGCCGGAGAACATCATTGAAACAGCCATAGGGAAGCACCAGCGTATCGCCATCCCATTGCATGAGGTACAATTTCTGCGGAGTGTTGCCAAGCCACAGGTTCATACGGGCCTTTTTGGTGTAATCGGGATTTGCCAACACCAGGTTTTTCTTGCACCATGCCAACAGGTCAGAAGTGGGGTTCTCAATTCTAAGTTGGTTAGAAACGGTCATCCGCATTTCGACACCCACTCTTCCAGTGTAATTCCGAACTGCCTGATTTCTGACCAGTACAGCGATCTCCGGGTAAGCATGGCCCTTTCCATGGCTTCAAGAGAGATGAACCATACCTCTCCGTTGGTCATTCTAAGAGCGAACCAGCCCTCGCCGTTTCCAGTCTGCCGCCAGAGTGTCATTGCAGAATACTGATTTTCTTCCACTCGTTCCAAACGGAAAATGTCCTTCTCACATACCTTGCAGTCGATAGGATAGGTGCGGCCATTCTTAGCGGCAATTACATCGAACGGTTGGCCCTGACTGTTCTGCGCCATCTGGTGCGCCCAAAACCCGTACCCGGCGAGGCTGGTGCAAAGCTGCCGCTCAAAAGAGGTTCCGGTCTTACGGTTGATGTTCGTCAAAGCAAATCCCCTCCCCACATATCCCGTAGGAGTGCGTATGCCCTAACACAATAGTGAGCGGCGTTCAGATGGTTTTTAGAACTCCGGCCCAATTCCAAAGCCTGGTCACGCAGCCTCATATATTCCCGGTATTCATCAGAATTGCGAGAACACCTTGCCTTAATACTTTCCGCCTCCTGCATAAGCCCCTGGGCCATGCTTCGAGCTTCTTCCGCCTTTTTAACTTCCCGAACTTTGCGCTCCTTGAAGTAATCCAAAAGTTCTCTTACTTTGCCGTCATTGCAATCAGGGTCAACAACTAAGAGCTTAAAGAGCTTTTTGGTTTTCTCCATCGTGGTCGGGAAAAATTCATCGGCAAGTACCTCGCAGCCTCCGCTATACCATGAAATTTTCAAAATATAATCCATGGTTCTCCTTTCTCCCCCCCCTCCCGCCTTTCCCCCGGAACATGGCCCGCGTCCGGCGCATCAGCCAATACTGGCGCTCGAAGTCCGGAGCGGCGGGATCAAGGATTCCATCC